GAGGGGGAAATCGCCACCAATTGTGTGATTGACCAATATGGACGCATTGGGTCACGCAAAGGTTGGTCAAGGGTTAACGCATCTTCTGGCGCATTGGGTGCAAATGATGTTGGCGTAATACATGAGTTAGTTCAGGCTGATGGCACTTTGACTGTGCTGTTCTCTGGAAATAACAAGTTGTTTAAGTTGGATGGGTCTAGTGCTGTTTCAGAGTTGACCTATGGTGGTGGCGGTACTGCCCCTACCATCACAGCAAACAACTGGCATTGCACATCCTTAAATGCAATAACCTATTTCTTCCAAGCAGGGCATGATCCTTTAATCTTTGACCCTACTGTAAGTGCAACCACGTATAGACGTATTTCTGAGAAGTCAGGATATGTTGCTACTGTTCCGAATGGAAACATCGCTATATCGGCTTATGGTCGCTTGTGGGTGGCAGGTGTGCCAACACAAAACAATACTGTTTACTTCTCTGACTTGTTGACTGGTCATGTTTGGTCTACTGGAACTTCTGGTTCTTTAAATGTAGACAGGGTATGGCCTAACGGGGCAGATGAGATCACAGGATTAGCGGCTCACAATGGCTTTCTAATCATCTTTGGCAAGCGTCAAATCTTGGTGTATGCCAATGCAACTACGCCATCTACCATGACTTTGAGTGACACAGTTGGTGGTATTGGTTGTATAGCAAGGGATACGATTGCTTCTACGGGTAAGGACATTCTCTTCCTATCTAACTCAGGCATACGCTCGTTTGCTAGAACGATTATTGAGAAGTCAGCCCCATTGGGAGACTTGTCTAAGAATGTACGCAACGATCTGTTGTCCACCATTGCTGGTGAGACTTTAGCCAATCTAAAGGCTGTTTACTCAGAAAAAGATGCTTTCTACCTGATAACTTTCCCATTGGTTAAGCAAGTGTTCTGCTTTGACACAAGATTGCAGTTGCAAGATAACTCATTCAGAGTAACCACATGGGACTCTATTGAGCCAACTGCTTTGCTTTCCCGTAGGAATGGTGACTTGCTGATTGGCAAAAATGGATATATTGGTAAGTATGGGACGTATTTAGACCATACAAGCAGTTATCGTTTCTTGTACTACACAAACCATGCTGATCTAGGCGATCAAGCGATTACTTCTATATTGAAGAAATTGTCTATTGTTGCTATTGGTGGCTCAAACCAGTTTGTAACAATGAAGTGGGGATTTGACTTCTCTACTAACTACTTAGCCGCAACAACCTTTATTCCGACACAAGGAACGTCAGAGTATGGGGTTGCTGAATACAACAATCCAAACAATCAGGTTGTGACGATAACCAATGCAAGCCCTGCGGTTATCACATCTGTTGATGGCTCTTCATTTGTGTTGAACAATCCAATAACTTTGACAACTACTGGAACTTTGCCATCAGGTCTAAGTACAGGAACAACCTATTACTGCGTTAATGTCTCTACAACTACTTGTAATCTGTCTTTGACCTCTGGTGGTACAGCAATCAACACAACAACAGCGGGTAGTGGTACGCATACGGCAGTACACGCACAGCCTTCTGTGACTAACGAGTATTCAGATGGTGTTTCGTTGCAGAACTTACAAGTCAACGCAAGTGGTTCTGGCAAGGTTGTGCAAACTGGTTATGAGACTAATATTTCAGGCAATGAATTATCTATTCAGAAGATTGAAATTCAGTCTAAACGTGGCAGATTAAGTTAAGGGGAAGAAATGACAAATTATGTGAAATCAACAAACTTTGCTACTAAAGACAATCTTGCGTCTGGTGATCCATTAAAGATTGTTAAGGGTACAGAGATAAATACTGAGTACGACAACATTGCTATTGCTGTTGCTACTAAGGCAGATGTTGCATCTCCTACTTTTACTGGTACGCCTACATTGCCTACTGGCACTATTGCAACTACGCAGAGTTTTGGCAATAGTTCAACCGCAATAGCAACTACTGCTTTTGTTCAAGCGGCAATGGCGGCATTATTTCCAGTTGGAGCAATATATACAGCAATTGTTTCAACCAATCCAGCAACATTGATTGGCTTTGGGACATGGACTGCATTTGGTGCTGGTCGTGTAATGGTTGGTTTTGACTCTAGTAATGCGTTGTTTGATGCGGCAGAGGAAACTGGTGGTAGTGCTAATGCTATTGTTGTAAGCCATACTCACACAGCAACTGTTACTGATGCAGGTCACGCCCATACATACTCTAGCCCTGCTGTTGGTGGCGTACTTGTTAATGCGGCGGCTCCTACTGGTGGTGGCACAGAAAATACAGGAACAGCAACTACTGGAATTACTGTGGCTAACTCAACAGAAGGCTCTAGCGGTACAAATGCTAACTATCAGCCATACATAACTGTCTATATGTGGAAACGCACAGCGTAAGGAATTGATGATTGAAAACACCAGTAGTTGTAAAAAATGACTATGTTGTGTACTTTGAGGAAGATTGCGGCTTTACTTTTATTCATTGTGATTGCATGAGATGGAACAAAAGCGTTAAAAGACAATTAAAAGTTGATTTTGACAAATTGTTCAAGTCCTACAAAAAGGATATTTATGCAATACATGAAGTGGGTGATGCAAAACATGAGAAGTTTGTAAGAATTTTTGGGTTTGATTATTTGAAAGATTTTGTTGGTATGGACGGCAAAGCAAGACAAATGTTTGTTAGGAGAACATAATGGGAATGGATTCATCAATTATTGGCGGAGGGCTTTCGCTATTAGGTTCAGTACTTGGTGGAAGTTCTGCATCTGATGCGGCACAGGCTTCTGCTAATGCTCAACTTGAAGCATCAAGGATGGCGGCAGAAGAGGCTCGTTTCCGACCAATTGGAGTAACCACACGATTTGGGCAATCTCAGTTCGGATTTGACCCATCTGGGCGACTCTCAAGTGCTAGTTACACAGTATCTCCTGAGTTACAAGCCTATCAAAATCGCTTGATGGGATTGGCTGGTGGTGGCTTAACCCAAGCAGAACAAGCAGGACAACAGTATGCGCCTCTAAGTGGTGCGGCTACTGGTTTGTTCAACCTTGGTCAGCAGTATTTAGCGCAAACTCCTGAACAGGTTGCCGCTCAATACATGGCAAGTCAACAAGATTTGCTTGCTCCTAGTCGTGAGAGACAGATGTCTCAGTTGCAAAACCAATTGTTTCAACAAGGTCGTGGTGGATTGTCAGTAGGTGCTACTGGTGCTAGACCTAGTGGAGCGCAAGGATTGGGTGCTACAACCCCTGAGATGGAAGCCTACTACAACGCTATGGCACAACAAGATGCGGCTTTGGCGGCACAAGCACAACAGGCTGGACAGCAACAAGTTGCCTTTGGCACAGGATTGTTTGGTCAGGGTGCTAACTTGCTTAACCAATATCAAACTGGTCAAGTTGGTGCATTGTCTCCATTCCAAGCGTACTTGGCGGCTACTCAAGGCATTGAGTCTTTGGGTCAAGCACCTTTGGATATTGGCGCACAGTTGGGTGGTCGTGCGGCTACTGCTGGCGCACAGGCAGGCCAGTTTTTATATGGTGGCGGAATGGGTGCGGCAAGAACTATGCAACCAGCCAACGCATTGAACCCATTTGCAAGAACCATTGGTAACCTTGCTGAAAGTCGTGAGTTCACAACGGGATTAGGTAACTTGTTTGGTGGAACTAACGCAAACATAGCAAGAGGCAATGCTTTTATGGCAGGCTCTGACTACTCGGTTTAAAGGAATAATCATGGCAACAGATTCAATAGTAGGCGGTTTGTTTGGGATAACTCCTGAGTCGTATCAAGATACCAGACAACTGCAAGAACAAGCACGGGCACTTCAACAGGCTCAGTTAGACCCCTATGAGGCGGTTAACTACATGGCGGCTAGGGCTGGTCAGCAACTAGGTCGTGGCATTGGTGGGTTATTGGGTGGTCAAGACCCACAGTTACAGATAATCAGCGCACGAAATGCTGTTATGCGTGAAGTTGACCCTAACAATCCTGAGTCAATAATGGCTGGCGCACAAAAATTGGCACAAGTTGATCCTGAAGGAGCAACAAGATTGGCTAATTATGCTAGAGAAGCACAACTCAAGTTGTCGCAAGTAACAAGAAATTTACGTGAGCGTCAAGGTCTTGATCCTGTACAGCAAATTATTAGGTCTGGTAAATATACTCCTCAAAGTATTGCAGAGTATGAGCAAACAGGCGACATAAATAGGTTGGCATTAGTAGAAAAACCAAATCAAGGTGGCTTGCCAACAATTGCCAAGTTGCAATCTTATCGACAGTCTTTGGTTGACCAACTGGGAGAAAATGATCCAAAAGTCAAAGAAGTAGATCAGGTAATTAAGGCCGAGACTCAAGGAAAAGGTACAACTGTAAATGTTGGACTGTCTACTGTTGACAAAGAATCTAACTTACGCAATAACTTTACTGCTGAAACAAAGCCGCTAACAACAGCAATATTAGCGGCAGATAAAATAGAAAGACTGTTAAAAAGCAATAGTTCATTGGGCGACATTATTGCCAAGAAACAATTTGCCAAAGTTGCTGGAGATAACAATATTTCCAATAGGGATGTTGCTGAATTGGCTAACTATGGCGATCTCGGACAACGATTGGCTGGCACTATGTCTCAATTCTTTGAAGGCAAATATACCCAAGGTCAACGTGAAGAAGCACTTTCTTTAGTTAACCAGTTAAAAGGTGATGCAACTGACAAATATTCCGTTATTCAGAAAGACTATAAGGGTCGTGCTGACGCAGAAAATTTGCCTGCAAAAACATCTAAGTTTATTGCTCCTGATTTACCAATCAAAGCACAAGCATCACTTCCTCCTGAAGGAACTAAGTTGCGTAATAAGAAAACTGGAAAGATTGAAATTGTTAGTGGTGGAAAACTTGTACCTACGGAGTAAACATGGCAACTACATATAACCCTGATGACTATGAAGTTGTAACGGATGCGGAAACGCCTCCCATGACAACGGGGCAGTATCTTGGACAACGAGCATTGCGTGGTCTTGGTGCACCAATTAGTGCCGCCGCTGGCCCAGGCATGGGGTTCGCTACTGCCGCAACAGGATTTGCTCCTTTGGCGATGGGGACTCCTGCCGCAACACCTACCGCAGAAGAAATAACAGATGCCGCCAATAAGGTGCGTCAGTCTTTAGGAATGACTACGCAAGCATTGCCAAAACAAGGACTATTCACAAGTATTGTTGGTGCTGGTTTGGAAGAAGGGTTAAATCCTTACAACTATTTAGTGCCTGGTGGTTCTCGTTTGCTAACCGCTTTAACGCCTACTGCAACCGCCATGTCTTCTGAACTAGGTGGTCAGGCAGGCGAGGCTTATACAGGTACAGAAGGCGGTAGAACAGTTGGATCACTAATTGGTGGTTTTTTAAACCCCTCTGTATTAGTAGAAACAGGCTTAAACCAAATAACCGCCGCCAAGTCTCTTAATCCTGAAAAACTAAATGGATTGCTTAAAGAGTTTGGCGATCAAAAAGCGGCTTTAATGATTGCTTCCGCTTATACAGCAGACCCAAACTTAAAGGCAAACTTACTTCGTGCCGCAGAATTACAAGCATCCACAGGCGTAAAAATACCTTTATTAGCCGCCGCTGAAGGCTCTAATGTGTTGATGCAGACTGCCCGTAGTTTGTCGGCTAGAGACTTGAACTTCCAAGCAAAGTATGCTCAATTAGAGCAAGAAGCCGCCGCTCAACTTGCCGCAAGACAAGGAAAGATGTTTGGTTCTATTTCTGAGGCAAAGATGGCTAATGCTTTGGGTGCGCCTACAAAAGTAGCACCAAAGATAGAACAACGTATCCGTACTGTTGATGAACAACTTGCTGATATGGGCTTGGCGTTTGAAAGGGCTAACTATCAAGAGATTGGGGACAAACTCCGTAACTTAGTTGCCGCTAAAGAAACTACTGTTCGCAAAGACTTATCTACCAAATACGATAGCGTAATCTCTGCCGCAGAAGATAAAGGCTATAAAGTTTCATCAGAAGAAACTGGAAGACTCTATGATTTTGTCAATCAGGAACAAAACGATGACATTTTCAAGCGTTTTCCTACGCTTTATCCATTGATTAAGGCTAAATTTAGACCTACTGTGTCTGAGCCAAGTCTGATTGTTGATCCTACAACTGGTCAACCAATGCTCCCTGCATCAAGAGAGTTTCCTGAAGCCTCTATGAAAGACCTAGATAGCCTTAAAAGGGCTGTCAATGACTCTATTCGCAAGGCTGATGCTGTTCAATTGCCAACATTGGTTGAGTTGAAAAAACAAGTTGGGCAGGTGATTGACAATATGCCTGGCAATCTTGGTGATGCGTACAAGGCAGTTGACAAAGAATATTTGGCTAGAGTTGGCATCCCCTATGGTGCTAAAACAGTTCAAGATGTCAAATACAAAGACTTTGTTGAGCAATCAATTCCTGCAATCACCAAAAATAGAACGGCTTTAACTGACTATTTGGCAAGCGTTGATCGCAAAGATGGGATAAATCTTGTGCAAGATGCTTTCTTTGCTGATGCAACCCGATATGGCGTGGTTAAGGATGGAGTTCTAGACCCTAAGAAACTTGCTAGATATATTGAAGTTAACAAAGACACATTAAGTGCTGTTCCAGAAGTAAGACAATCTTTGCAGAACATCTCTGGTGATGGACTTGAATTGACTGCAACCATTGGAAAACTTAATGACTTGAAGAAGGTTCAAGATGCTCAAGATAGTGCCAAGATAATGCAGAGATTTAACACATCTGGTTTAGATGGTGTTGCCGCTGACTTTATTAGAAGCCCTGATTTCCGTAGACAGTTTATGTCGCCAGGCGGTGCAGGTCGTAACCAACCAGCCATTAACACTTTGAGGGCTAAGTTGGTGGATGACGCATTAAATTCTAATAATCCAATCCAATACATCCAAGAAAACCAAGTTGCTTACGATAAGTTGTTTGGTGGTCAGTATTACAAGGTTTTGAGTGATTTGGCAGAAACTGCTGGAAAACTAGAAAACAAGTTGTTTATCAATACGCCATTGAAAACTGTTCAGCGCACAGGATTTGAGGAACAAACAGGCGTTTCTCCCGCTGGTTTAGTCTCTGTATTGCGTGATCGTGTGGCTGGAGTGACCTATAAAGGCATTAACTTGCTAAGTCGTTTCTATGTAAATCAGATTGACAACACAACCAAAGATGAACTTGGTAGGTTCTTGACTGATCCAGATGCGGTTATGAAAGTAAACCAAGCCTTTAAAAAGATTGGCAATGTTGACCCACAGGATGTTAGCCAAAGGGCAACCAAACTTGCAGGTGATTTATTTGGTGGCGTAGCGCATACATTGGTTCGCAGAGGTATTGCAGTCGGTGGAGTTGTAGGTCAGCAACAACCTGAACCTGCAATTAAGTCCGAAATGTATAGCCCATCTGATTACGAAATCGTGGAGTAACCCATTGATCCTTTTTCTCTCCTCATGTTGGCGCAAGGTGCAGTTGGCTTTATTAAGCAAGGCTGTGCAATGCTCCATGAGGGGCGAATGGAACTCGAAGGTGCTAAGAAGACAGTTGAAGGTGTCCTTGCAGATGTCAAGGCAATCAAGGGCATTTGGCAATGGCTCATTGGCCTACTTAGTGGAAAGCCAAAGTCCAAGCCAACAGAAGAAGCCCCCAAGCCTCTGGCGAAAGCGAAAACCGCTTCCAAGAAGCAACAGTCTTATGAGGAGATGGAACTCTTACTCATTAAGGACATTGGTGAGAAACTTGGTCTTTTATTCGATACACAACAGCAAATCAACAATCACTATCGGTCATTAGAGGAAGAATCAAAGAATGTCTATGATCCTGACCAAAATAGTAGCAAGAAAGCGATTGAGAGGACTCTAATTGAGTTGCAACTTGAGAAACTGATGGAACAAGTTAGGGAGGCGATGGTGTATGCGCCCTCTGAGTTGAAGGACTTGTATGGCAGATTCTTGAAGATGTATGCAAAAATTGAGCAAGAGCAAGAGTGGGCGAGGTCGGAGATGATCCGAAGGGCAAGGATAGAGCGTTGGAGACAAGAACAAGAGGAGATTCGCCAGATTGAGATGATAAGTGGGTTGGTTGCTGTTGGGTTTATTTCATTGATCTTTGGGTGGCTGATGTGGCAACTGCAAAACTTATCTGGTGGGTTTTAATTGGAGTGATGCTCTGTGTTGTTGTTGGCGCAACCTCAATGGCTTATGTGGAGACTCTTTA